TGAAACAGACTCTAATGTTTTAACAGATTCTGTATTAGAAAATATTATTTTAAATGCTCAATATAAAATATTTAGAGACGTGCCTATTGATGCAAATAGAAAACAACAACTAGGTAATTTAGTTGCTGGACAAGAATCCATTAACTGTCCTGCAGGGGCTGTATTTATTAGAGGTATACAAGTTTATGATACAGCAGGATCTGAAACTACAGGAGCTAATAGATGGTTAGAGAAAAAAGATTATACATATTTACAAGAGTATCAGGATGTAACCGGAACCTCCGCTGCTCAAGGTCAACCTAAATATTATGCTATGTTTGGTGGTGCTACAGGAGAATCAGACACCACATCTGGACGTATAGCTTTTGCTCCAGTTCCTAATACTACATACAGATTTAGAGTTCATTTTGATAAAGCACCAGATCTTTTAGAAAATGATGATACTAATTATATTAGTTTAAACTTTCCAAATGGGTTATTATACGCGTGTTTAGTAGAGGCTTATGCCTTCTTAAAAGGCCCAATGGATATGTTGACATTATACGAACAAAAGTATAAACAAGAAGTACAGAAGTTTGCTGCAGAGCAACTCGGTAGACGTAAAAGGGACGACTACACGGACGGAACAGTTCGTATTCCAGTTCCTTCTCCGTCACCATAACAGGAGATTAATTATGGCAATATCATCAGCAATATGTTCAAGCTTTAAACAAGAGCTTTTACAAGGTAAACACAGTTTTGAATCTTCAGGTGGACACACTTTTAAATTAGCATTATTTGACAGTGATGCTTCGTTAGGTGCTTCTACTACAGACTATTCAACATCAGAAGAAATTACAAATACATCTGGTTCTGCTTACACAGCAGGTGGTGCAACTTTAACAAACTCTGGTGTATCTTTATCTTCAACAACAGCTTTCACAGATTTTTCAGATGTAACTTATTCATCTGCATCTTTCACTGCAAACGGTGCGATGATTTACAACACAACAACAAACGGTGGTTCAAGCACAACAGACGCTGTTTGTATAATTGCATTTGGTGGTGATAAAACAGCAAGTAACGGAACTTTTAAAATAGAGTTTCCAACAGCAGACGCAAGTAACGCGATAATCAGATTAGCGTAGGAGGTCAACCATGTCGGTGACTTCAGGATGGGGCCGGTTAACCTGGGATCAGGCTAATTGGAACGAAGCTACAACTTTAAAAACAGGTTGGGGTGCAAAATCTTGGGGTGAAGATGAGTGGGGTGAATTAAAAGACGCTGTTGCTCAACCATCAGGTCTTTCTATAACAGCTAGTATTGGTTCAGTTGACATACCAGATGTAATTTTAACTTTAGCAGGTCAATCATTTACAGCTTCGCAAGGTGAAGCGTTTAATCCTGTAGTAACAGAAGGTGTGTCAGCATCATTTTCTGTTGGATCTATAACTCCAAGAGATCAAACACAAGGTTTATCTTCAAGTGCAATCACTGCAGTTTTAGGAACTCCAACAGTCGCAGATATGGTTGTTGGTATGACAGGTGTAAGTGCAACCCTTAGTATTGGAACAGCAAAAGCACCAAACGAAACAGTATTACCATCTGGTTTATCTATAACTTCAGCTCAAGGGACAGCAGTTGGAAGTTCTTCACAAGAAGCAGATTTAACAGGTCAATCATTTACTGCAAGTTTAGGCACGGTTACAGTACCAAATGATACAGCATTAATATCAGGGGTATCAGCAACATTTAGTTTAGGATCTATTATTGGATTAGGAGGAGCTGTGGCTCAACCAACAGGTCAATCCGCTACGGCAAGTGTTGGGTCTTTAACAATAGAAGAAGGGCTAGGATTAACAGGACAATCTTTTAGTGCTAGTGTAGGGTCTGTTTCTTTGGCTGATATTCAAGTAGGATTAACAGGACAATCAATAACATCTAGTATAGGAACCGTTGATATATTTGCTTATGGAGATGTTGACACTGGTTCAAATACATCTTATAGTAATGTCTCAACTGGATCGAATGATACATATTCGGATGTTGCAACTGGATCAAATACAAGTTATAGTGACGCTGCATAGGAGAAAAATATGGCATCAACATACACACCTTTAGGTGTTGAACTTCAAGCAACTGGTGAAAACGCCGGTACATGGGGAACAAAAACTAATACAAATTTACAACTTCTAGAACAAATATCTGGTGGATTTATAGCAAAATCAATAGCAGGTGGCGCACAAACAACTGCTCTAGCTGTTAGTGATGGATCAACAGGTGCAGAACTTGCACATAGAATGATTGATTTCACAGGGACAATTACAGGAAATCAAATTGTAACGATACCTTTAGATGTTCAAACTTTTTATATTTTAAGAAATTCAACTTCAGGTGCATACACAGTACAATTCAAATATGCATCAGGATCTGGTTCAACATTTACTTTTTCAGCAACACAAAAAACAACTAAAATAGTATTTGCCACTGCAAATGATGGGACTAACCCGGATATTATAGAAGTGCAAACAGGTGGAGATGTTGTTGATGATACTTCTCCACAATTAGGTGGAGATCTAGATACAAACGATTTTAATATTGCATTTGATGATGCACATGGAATTAATGATGAGAATGGAAACGAACAAATAGTATTTCAAACAACCTCATCTGCAGTAAACCAATTAGATATAACAAATGCTGCAACAGGTAATGCACCATCTATTCAAGCAACTGGTGGTGA